CGGGCAGCCGCAAGGATTTTTATCATCCTTTCCTGCATTTTCGCTGGAACATCATATAGTGATGCTTACAGTGTTAAGAAAATTCAGATTGGAGTATAAACCATCTGAATTTTACAATGTTTTAGGAGATGATTCCCTAATAACAGCTAAAGATGATGAATATGAAATTCCATCATCCTACATTTATTACATCAACTGTGCAAATGTTGATTGTAATATTAATAAGGGTTATTTGTTTAATCCAAATAAACCACATAGACAAGTACGAATTGCTGAATTTGCAAAGTACTTGATAATAAATGGGGTAGAGGTAACCCCTATTCCCATTAAACTTTTAACATCATCAAGAAATATTGCTGATGTTATAGCTTTACTTGCATGGTATTCTAATCATTGCAAGCACATTCTCAGTATAGAAAATTTAAAGTTCTATATTGAAGATTGGGATCCGATAGAATATAAATCCTATTCTGATCTCATTGATCTCATGGTACATTTAACAATACCTGGGATATTCTTCCAATCGTTTCAACATAAAATTGAACGATTGACTAAAGGATTTACTAGGGTAGACACCCTATTAATCCAATTTCTATTAATGAATACTATGATATATTCAGTAATAGACAAGCTCTTAGGGACAAAGAATGTGCCCGAAGGAATAAAAGGTTTGATTCATGTTTCACGTGAATTGAAACCATTTCTTACCAGAGTTTCAGAGAATACTGAAATATCTAGGAATAATAAACTTGCTATTTTACATAGCAATGTTCATAATTTTTATTACACATTTAAAGAATTGTGTAATAACTATGAAGTCTACTCAGATCTTGATGAGGAGACTATCGAATTAATCTGTATGATATTACAGATTAATAATGAGGAACTAGGAGAACAAAAGCTTCGTAGTTTCCAAGAGGCTTTGTATCTTTTAACAATAGATACAAAGGAAATTCCTGAATCTGAGTTAACTCAGGTCAGTACAAGAATGTTAAGTCTCTATAAAGATCTTAACATTAGTGTCGATCGAAGTTGGAATAACTTCGTACGAAGAGCTCCAATAGACTTTTTACAAAAGTCATTGATAGGTATAAACAAACTGTTAACAACAGAATGTACCTTGAGTGAATATGTCCGTGAAAACGGAATGTCCATTATTCCTTCACCTGTTAGATATGAAGGTCAGAAACTATTCATAACTAGTGATGGTTATGAATTTTATGATGACGATATCGACTTTTAAGTTGATAAGGTAATTGTACATAGTTAATATGTTAGTAATAACATATGCAAGGTATGGGAGTACCCGGTATAGAGTATTCCATTATGGAGTA